ATTCTTCTCTGATGAATCAATGGCGAAGTATGACTACGACCAGACTCGTGCTCTTGCGGCATTTCAGCAGGCCAATAACGAATGGCTTGTGAAGGCTCAGGACGCACGAAGCAATGCCGTAGCAGACCAGGCTCGTAAGACTCAGGAGTATACCCAGCAATCAGCGCAATACGTCGATGCTGCCCGTAAGCACTATGACGCCGCAGAAAAGCTCAACATCCCTGATTATCAGGAGAAAGAGGAAGCATTTGCACAGTTAGTACCCGCGCAGATTGTTTCTGATTTGATGGTGCTTTTCCCTGAGAAATCCCCGGCACTGATGTACCACCTCGGTGCTAATCCGGATAAAGCGCGTCAAATTCTACAGATGAACCCGCAGCAGGCGCTGATTGAACTCACCCGACTCTCAGAACGTTTAACTCTCAAGCCTCGTAGCAAGCAGCTCTCCGAAGCCCCCAATCCCGATGAGCCGATTCAAGGTCAGGCTGTAGCCGCAAATATCTCTGCACTCGAAAAGCAGATGAATGCGGCTGCGGAAAAAGGGGATGTGGATACGTATCGCAAGCTGCGACAGCAATTAAATAAAGGATCTCGTAAATGAGCTTAAAAGAAGGCCAACTGGTCACCTACGCCATCGATGAAATTATCGAGACCGTGCAAAACCTGACGCCAATGGCGTCTAAAACATCAAAGTACACTCCGCCGGCTGCATCAATGCAGCGTTCAAGCAATACTGTCTGGATGCCGGTTGAGCAGGAAGCTCCAACCCAGACTGGCTGGGATCTGACTAACAAGCAGACCAACGTTCTGGAGCTGTCAGTTAAGTGCAACATGGGCGATCCGGATAACGACTTCTTCCAGTTGCGCGCTGATGACCTGCGCGATGAGCGTTCATATCGTCGTCGTATTCAGGCGTCTGCTAAGAAGCTGGCGAACAACATCGAGACAGCGATTGCAAAACAGGCAACCGAAATGGGCTCTCTGGTTGTTCATGATGCTCGCTCAATTGGTCCTTCAACTGGTCTGACTGGCTGGGATTTCCTGGCGTCCGCTGAAGAACTGATGTTCGCTCGCGAGCTAAACCGCGACATGGGTATCAGCTACTTCCTGAACCCGTCTGACTACCGTAAGGCTGGTCGTGATCTGACTGCCGGCGACATCTTTGGTCGTGTTCCTGAAGATGCGTATCACAACGGTACCATTCAGCGTCAGGTTGCTGGTTTTGATGACGTTCTGCGCTCGCCAAAACTGCCTACTGTCGTTGGCTCTACTGTTACTGGCGTTACCGTTACCGGCGCTCAGAAGTTTAAGCCTCAGGCTTTCACTACTGACACTGACGGCAACAACGAGAACGTTGATAACCGCGTGGCTACCGTGGTTGTTTCTGCGACCGCTGGACTGAAGCGTGGCGATAAAATCAGCTTTGCTGGCGTGAAGTACCTGTCTCAGATGGCGAAGAACGTACTGACTGATGACGCTACATTCTCCATCACTCGCGTTATCGACGGAACCCACATCGAGATTACTCCTAAGCCGGTTGCGCTGGATGACACCACGCTGACCGCAGAAGAGAAAGCGTATGCGAACGTAAATACGTCTCTGGCAGCTTCTGCTCCGGTAACCCTGCTGAACATCGCCTCTACCACCGCGAACATCGGCTGGGCTGACGACTCCATTCGCCTGCTGTCTCAGCCAATTCCGGTAACGCATGAGCTGTTTGCTGGCATGAAAACCCAGACATTCAGCATTCCTGGCGTAGGTATCAACGGCATCTTTGCAACACAGGGTGACATTAACACTCTGACCGGTCTATGCCGTATCGCCGTGTGGTATTCGGCGTGCGCTGTTCGACCAGAGGCAATCGTTGTGGGTCTGCCAAACCAGACCGCGCCGTAAATATGGTGGGGCTTCGGCCCCTCCTTCATTTGGAGATAGTTATGTCACAGATGGTATTTCGCCACGGCAGCGCGAAGAAATGGAAAGGCGTTGGTTATGACTTCGAAATCATCAGCGAAGATGAACTGCAGGAATATCTCGACGCTGGATGGTTTGCACATCCTGACTACCTGCTGAAAGATGTTGCAGAGCCAGAGCCAGAGCCAGAAGTGAAAGAGCGTAAGAAGCCGGGGCCAAAACCAAAGGGGTAGCAGATGAACCTCACAACTAAAGGCGATCTCGTTCTCGCTGCGTTACGAAAGCTTGGGGTGGCATCCAATGCGACGCTAACCGATGTCGAGCCTCAATCAATGGAGGACGGTGTTAACGACCTTGAGATGATGATGGCTGAGTGGCTTGGTGGAGATGATTCACCAGGAATTAGTGTTGGTTATATCTTTGCTGATGCAGGAGTTGATCCAGACCCGGGAGACGAGCATGGACTGTCAAATAACGCACTCAATGCAGTATTCACCAATCTTGCATGTCGAATAGCTCCAGATTATGGAATGGAAGCTACCGGAAAAATCATCACTACTGCAAGGTATGGAAAAGAGCAATTAATCAAGTTGTCATCGATGTCACGAGCACGCAACGCTAAATGTAAGTCCGGATATCCAAATCGCATGCCAATTGGCAGCGGAAACAGATTAGCCACGTATAACGGTTGGAACTATTTCCACCGTAAGGACCCATGCGATAACGGGAGCGAGTAATGACGATTCAGCAGCTTCCATTGATGAAAGGAGTCGGCAAAGACTTCAAAAACGCCGACTACATTGACTATCTTCCGGTGAACATGCTGGCGACACCGAAAGAAGTGTTGAACAGCAGCGGTTACTTGCGCTCATTTCCTGGCATGGAGAAGCTAAGCGATGTTAACGGAGTATCTCGAGGTGTCATATATAACACTGCACAAAACTCTGTATATCGCGTTCTTGGCAATAAGCTTTACAACTCACAAAGAGAAATTGCTGACGTAGGCCATTTTGGTAGGGTTTCAATGGCATATGGAAGGACATCTCAAGCTGTATGTGTTGATGGAAAGATAAGCCTTTATCGATATGATGGAGGAGTGAAGGTAATAAGCAATTGGCCAGAGGGGTCAACCTTCACACAATACGACCTGGGAGAAGCTAGGGACGTTACAAGGCTTAGAGGTCGGTACGCATGGGCTAAAAATAATTCTGACTCATGGTTTATCTCTGACCTGGAAGATGAGTCTCACCCAGACAGATACAGCGCAGAATATCGAGCAGAATCACAGCCTGATGGGATTGTTGGTATAGGTTCATGGCGAGACTTCATCGTATGCTTTGGCTCTTCGACAATAGAGTATTTCACGCTAACTGGTTCAACAACTGTAGGTTCAGCCATTTACGTTGCAAACCCGGCTTACATGGTCCAGAAAGGTATTGCAGGAACCTATTGCAAATGTTCGTTCATGGATGCAATAGCCATTGTTAGTAGTCCGGCAAATGGTGCCCCATCCGTTTATATTATCGACTCTGGTCGTTCAAATCCCATAGCTACCGCTAGCGTCGAGAAGATCATTCGTTCTTACACATCTGATGAGCTTTCTCAGACAGTGATGGAAGCATTGCGGTTTGATGCTCACGAGCTTCTAATTATCCACCTGCCTAGGCATGTTCTCGTATATGACGCCTCATCAAGCGCTAACGGGCCTCAGTGGGCGATACTGAAAACAGGTCTTTATGATGATGTCTATCGTGGCATTGACTTCATGTATGAAGGAAATGACATAACCTGTGGTGACAAGTTAGAGCCAATTACCGGCAGAATGAAGTTCGATATTTCATCGCAGTATGAAAAACAACAAGAGCACTTGCTTTTCACTCCGCTATTTAAAGCCGATAACGCCAGAGTGTTTGACCTTGAGGTTGACTCATCAACTGGCGTTGCTCAGTACGCCGACAGGCTTTTTCTGTCAGCAACAACTGATGGCATCAATTACGGCCGTGAGCAGATGATTGAACAGAATAAGCCGTTCGTGTACGACATGCGCGTAATCTGGAAGCGCATTGGTCGAATTCGAAAATCAGTAGGGTTCAAACTTCGCGTAATCACTAAGTCACCTGTAACTCTGTCTGGGTGTCAGATAAGGATTGAGTAATGGCTGATGATTCACTCAAAGACCCTGTCGTTGTACGGGCTATAGGAATCAATGCGTCATCTCTACCAAGAGGCCTAAACCCTGCATATGAACAATATATCCTTTCTCAGGCTGTAGATTTCACAAACGTAGCGGGAAAGGCCAATGATGCCGGACAAGGTGCATATGATGCGCAGGTAAAGAATGCCGAACAGGATGTTGAACTTGCGAACCACGAAGCAAGGATTCAACAACTTCGCATTGAGGTTAATGATCATGAGGTAAGGATTACTGCAAATACTGCAGCAATTTCCGCTCTTGATATTCGCCTCACCACGGCTGAAGGAGAGATAGTAACCATTCAGTCCGATCTGACTGCGCTTGCAGGTAGAGTATCAACGGCAGAAACAGATATCGACAACCTACAAGCTGATTATGTTTCTAAGTCAGTAACAACATCACAATCGCTGGCATCCCCACTCAACGTAGCGACCTCATACTCTGTAGGCACAACAAAAGTTATCGGTTCAAGAAATACAGGATGGACAGCATCTATCGGTACAGCGTCAAAGTCAGGGATAAATGGTAGTACGACATATACTGTTGGTGCTGCTTATTCACAAGCTGAAGTTCAGGCTATCGCTACAGGACTGCAGCAGGTTAGGCAGTTAACTGTAGCGCTTCAAAATGCCCTAGGAGCAACTTCCGGTCACGGGTTGATAGATTCATAATGGAAATAAAGCTCATCGATAATCCGGTGAAGCTTGCAGAATTCCTCAACAATCCAGAAAACACAGGAAATATCGTAGACAGCGGAGATAAGTACTACATCAAGCCTGATGCGGTATATCTCGGTATCTATGAAGGCGTTCTTCTGGCTGGCGTTCATGAGGTTCGTAACTTCTGGCACAGCGTAGTTGAATGCCATGCGATTTATCAGCCTGGTTTTCGTGGTGAATACGCTCTGCAAGGTCACCGACTCTTCTGCAAATGGCTTCTTGAAAACTCTCCATTCCTTAACAGCGTCACAATGGTTCCTGACACCACAAAGTACGGCCGCGCAATCATCAGGCTGCTTGGTGCTACACGCGTAGGCCATCTTGATGATGCTTATATGAGCAATGGAAAGCCTGTAGGAATCACCCTCTACCAATTACCGCGCTCGAAATACGAGGAACTAATCGATGTTAATTTTTCAGATAGCTAACAAGCACCTCAGTAAGGCGGTGTATCAAAAAGGCGGTGGAGATAACGGAGCAGGAGCCCAGGCGGAAGCAACGCAGAAAGGTATCGATCTGCAGCGTGAGATGTGGCAGACGAACATGAATAACCTGGCACCTTTCACCCCTCTTGCTCAGCAGTACATTCAGCAGCTTCAGGGATTATCAACTCCGCAAGGTCAGCAATCAGCGCTGAACGATTATTACGGCTCCCAGCAGTACAAAGATATGGCTGGCCAACTTCGTTACCAGGCACTTAACTCCGCTGAAGCAACTGGAGGGTTAGGCTCCACAGCTACCACTAACTCTCTTGCCACTATCGCCCCAACACTTGGTCAAAACTGGCTTTCAGGCCAGATGAATAACTATCAGAACCTGGCAAATATCGGGTTGGGTGCCCTTACTGGTCAAGCAACTGCCGGACAGAACTACGCAAATAACGTAGGTCAGCTGTACCAGCAGCAGGCTAATGCATCAGCGGCAAATGCTAATCAGCCATCAACAGGGCAGAAAATGCTTGGCGGTGCGGCTTCTGGCGCAGCAATGGGTACAGCAATCATGCCTGGTTGGGGTACGGCGATCGGAGCAGGCGTTGGTGCTCTTGGTTCATTACTATTCTGAGGTGAAAGATGGCTACATGGCAGCAAGGTAATGCTGGGGGTCTGCTTGCTAGTCTTGGCGGTAGTAACGTTAATGCTCCGCAAGCGAGTGATGCAAATGCTGCATTAGCGTACATCAGGCAGAACAATGAAGATGATCGCTCAGGTCGAAATAACGTTGGCCTGCAGGCATTGCAAGGTATTTCATCTGTAATGGATATCTATAAGCAACAAGAGCAAGCGCAGCGACAGCAGGAGTTCCAACAAGCATATGGCAATGCATATGCATCCGGAGACCGCAACGCTATGCGACAACTGGCTTCTGCTTATCCTGAGCAGTTTGATGCAGTCCAGAAAGGGATGAAGTTTGTCGATGATGAGCAGCGTTCTACTGTTGGAAATCTCGCAGCCAGCGCTCGCCTTGCTTCATCATCACCGCAGGCGATGGGGTCATGGTTGCAGAATAATGCTGCTGACCTGGTACGCTCAGGTATAAATCCACAAGACGTTGCACAGATGTATCAGCAAAATCCTCAAGGGTTCGCTGAATTCGCTGACCACCTCGGCATGGCCGCACTTGGTCCTGTCGACTACTACAACGCACAGGACAAGATTGCCACTCAGGCTCTGAATAAAGACAAACTAGCTGAGCAGGTAAGAAGTAACCAGGCAGGAGAAGCACTTCAGCAGCGTGGTCAGGATATTCAAGTTCGCGGTCAAAACATTAGCGCTGAAAATGCAAGGCTAAGTCGTGAAATTCAGCGGGCAGAACTGCAGGATAAGAGCCTTGATCGTCAAATCGCTCGAGAAACGAATTCAGTAAAACTTGATGAACTGAAACAGAAGCAAGCTGATGCTCAGCAGAAAGCGCAACAAGCAACAGCAGATCGCCAGGCGGTTGGAAAGGGTGCGGTTGATACATTTAATACTGCTCTTGACTCGCTTAACGAACTTGAAAACAGCCCGGGCTTATCTAAGGCAGTTGGTATCAAATCAGCATTCCCGACAATCCCGGGAAGTGACGCCGCTAACCTTGAGGCAAGACTAGATACATTCAAAGCACAGACATTCCTGCCTATGGTCCAGTCTATGAAGGGTATGGGTGCGCTATCAGATGCGGAAGGTAAAAAGCTAAGTGATGCAGTTGGCGCATTGAGCCCGAAGATGAGTGAAAAAGAATTCAGATCTTCAATGGGTAAAATCCGCAGTCAGTTGCAGGGTAAGTTATCAAACGTGAAGAAGCAGTTTGACTATCAGGAGCCACAAGAAGGCTCACAATCAAACCAGTCCGGCCAGCAAAGCGGGTATTCATCATTGTGGGGTGATTAATGGCTAAGGCATGGAAAGATGTCATTTCCACACAGCAATACCAATCTCTAAATCCAGAGCAGAAATCACAGGCCCAAGAGCAGTACTTCAATGAGGTTGTTGCACCGCAGGCTGGTAGCGATACAGAAAAGGCAAAACAGGCTTTTTACTCTGCATATCCCTCTCCAGCACCTCAGCAAACTCAGCGGCAGCCAACACAACCAGAGCAATCCATGATGCAGCAGGTTGGAGACTGGCTAACAGGCGGTAAATCAGCTGGTCAGATTGCAGAACAAGCGGGACGCGGCCTGGTAAATATCCCATTTGATGCTCTTCAGGGTGGTGCTAGTCTTATCAACGCACTAAGTCAGAATCTAGGAGGTCCAAAGATTCTTGATGATGTGTATCGACCAGTAGATAGACCAACAGACCCATATGCTCAGGCAGGCGAGACAGTAGGAAACTACCTAACTCCTGGAATTGGTGTTGCTGGAAATATGGCGCTTGGTTCTCTTGCAGATGCATCCAATCAACAAGGGGATTTTGCGCAAAATGCAGCGATTAACGCAGGGGTTAACCTCGGGGCACAAGGGGTCCTCTCAGGCCTGGCAAAAGCAATATCTCCGGCTGCAAGTAACGCTCCATCTAATGCGATCAAAACAGCTAATGATATTTCACAGTTATCAAGAACGGCTGCCGGTAGAGAGGCAATAGCGTCACAGGCTGCAAATGTTACTGATGACGTTGCACAGGCTGCAAATGCTGCTGGAGTTGATGTAAGAGCCCTCACACCTGGAATGAGGTCAGGAAGTGAAGGTGTTGCTCAGGCTGAAGGGATACTCTCATCTATTCCTGGTGCCGCACAGGATGCTCATAAGGCTGCATTTAGTGAGATTGCGACAAAGCTTAATCAAAACCTTGATGACTTAGGCGCGGCGGCCGGTAATGCATCAGAGAAAAGTGCTGCTATAAAGCAGCGTGTAATCTCAAACCTCGACCAGATGAAGTCTGCTGAACAAAACGCATGGAATGACGTTCGCTCAACAATGCCAAATCAGAAGATGCGCATGGGAAATGCGAACGCTGTCGTTCAAGGTGAGAAGTCTGCTGGAGTTCCACTGTCACCAGAGATGAAGCAGTTTGAAGCGGCAAACAGTAAAGGCGGAGTTACTTTTGATGGAATGAAGGCATGGCGGTCTAAATTTGCTGATGCTGAGCAGAAGTATATCCGCAGTGGTGAGGCTAATGCTGCCAGACGGGCTGGAGAGGTTAGGAGAGCCATTACTGATGACATGCAGAGCATGGCCAGTAAAGGAGGTTTTCTTGACGACTGGTCAAAGGCCAATGACTTATCCAAGGCAAGAATCTCAGCTCAGAAAGATGCGGAGTCAGTATTTGGAAGAGATCTTGCCAGTGATTCCTTAGTAACTAAGGGGGTTACTGCTCTTCAGTCATCTTCTAAGCGTGGTGTTAATGATTTCCACAAAATCATGTCTGCAGTTCCTCCTGCTGAAAGGGGATCAGCTATATCATCGATTCTCCAGGATGCAGCGTCGCATGGTGTAAGGGGAGGAACTGCAGAGGCCTCTGGAATAAAGCACATAGCTTCAATCCTAACCCCTCAGAATGTCAACGCTATAAGTCGATATTCACCTGAAGTTGGACGTATTGCTGACGCTTACGGAAAGCTTGCGAGGGCAGCCACAAAACCACTGCAGTATGTAGAGCAAACTGGAAGATCCGCACCTGCTCTTGAGCAATTGAATGCAGGAATGCCAAAGATTTTGCAGACGATTATCAATGCAGCTGGAAACTCTGCAACTGGCTCTATAGTTGGGCTTGGTGGTGGTGGAATGCCGGGTGCTGTTGCGGGAGCGGTTGCCAGTACGGCGATTAAATCTGCTGCCGGCAAGATAGCGACGAAGAGAAGTGGGAGATATGCGATTGAGAAGGCAATTCAGGAAGCGTCTAAAGCCGCTCAGTCAGGAGGTGGTGAGCGAGCAGTCTCTGCAGCTGAAAAAAGATTCCTGTCTAATAGACCAGCAGTAAAAGCCCTGAGAGATACATTGAGTACAGAAGAGTTCAACAATCTATCAAGGGCTGGCATCGTAGCAACTCTAAGCGGAATGAATGAAGAGTAACCATGGATGGCTACATTTTCAAATCTCTCAGGAATGATTTTATATCACTCCAGGCTATCAGAATTGCAATCGATAAGCACAGAAATGAAAAAGCGCCATGAGACTCTCCAACCTCAGGAATCAAACCATATCCTGCTGACGTCATCATAATGATGAATGCGATGGTTTTTATACAACTAACAATCTTGTTCTTCATATTATTCCTCTAATGGCGTTACCGCCTAATTATAAACCATCCAACTATCATGCAATACTGCGCAAGTTTTATCTTGTGCGGTATTGCTGCGCCTGGAGCACAGTAAATGTCAGATATCACTGCCAACGTAGTAGTTAGCATGCCTTCACAGCTATTCACCTTGGCTCGCTCATTCAAAGCGGCAGCCAATGGTAAAATCTATATTGGTCAGATTGATACTGACCCCGTAAACCCTGCAAATCAGATTCAGGTTTATCTTGAAAATGAAGATGGTAGCTATGTTCCGGTTTTTCAACCTCTGATTATCAATGCCGGAGGATACCCTGTATACAATGGGCAAATTGCCAAGTTTGTTACAGTACAAGGCCATTCAATGGCTGTATATGATGCCTATGGAACACAGCAATTCTACTTTCCTAATATCTTGAAGTACGATCCTGACCAGTTTAGACAAGAGTTGATGCTTGATGGACCGCCGGCTCTCGTTAATGATTCTAGGGTTCAAGTAATACAACCATATGATGGATCAATAGAGCAGAGCCAGCATGATGTTAATAGGTTTCTGGTTAACATCCAAACATTTGGCGGAGTTGGTGATGGGGTTACGGATAATTCAACGGCATTGCAAAAAGCCTCCGCTGCAGTAGGTGAATGGGGAACCATTTACTTCCCTGCTATGGGCGGTGGTAATTATAAGTTTAGCGATTCAACACTTGCATCATGGACTTCCAATCGGATCATAAAAACAGATGGAGGTGTCATAATTTCCACAAAAGGAAATGGATACATCCATGAGTCCACCAAGTTTGCGAATGAGGTTCAAGGTTTTTTTTATGACCAGAACGTAAAATTCTACTACCCAGAATCATTCAATATAAACAAAGCTGATAGGCCTATCTGGGAGACATCAGAAGGCAGGGACGTATCAACCCTGCAACAGGTGTTCCCAAACTCAAGTGATGTTAATGTTGGTCTAACATACACGGTATTTAATCAAACCAACGATACATTAATACCATTCACTCCGGTGGCAACCAGCATATCAGGATATCAGCTAGCAAACGGTAATGTTAATGAGCAGCAGATTGGGCTTCACCACTTAAATGATGGGGACGAGCTATCTGCCTACTTCGGAGCACCAACAGGTAGCGCTCCAATTTGTGTTTTAATGATAAGAGCCACAAATGCCAGATGGTGGTATACATGCGCCGCTAATGCTATCGATAACCCATCGCGCCATAGCAAACTTGTTGGTGAAGGTGTTACATCAACAGGAATTGGCTATCAAGGGATGAATACAACGCCAGGTTATAAATTTTTTAACTCTGATATCACTATCAGGAGGAATACAAAAACAAACTTCT